GATCACGGTCATCAGCAGGGCGGCGCGCACCGCCCGGAAGCGGGCCGAGACGGGGATGATCCGGTCCGCCGCGCGCGCCGTGAGCGCCTGCCCCTCGCCGGCATCCTCGGCCTGATCGGCCACGCCCTCGATCACGGCCGGGGCGGTGAAGGCGCAGCCGGAAAGGACCATCATGGCCACAACGGCAACGAAGCGGGCCATCACTCACCCCCGGCCATGCCGATCAGACTCATGATGTCTGCCAGTCCGATGCCGAACACTTCCTCTGTATTCGTCGCCAGCGCGCCGAGCGCGAGCCATGCGCTGGCGGCCAGCGCGCGCGTTGCCTTGATTGCGTCCTTCACTGCGATGATGGCGGTGCGCCACTTATTGAGGGCAGTTTCGTACTGCTGGCCGAGGTTCGGGTCGTCAGTCATCGCGGATCTCCCATGTTGCGAATGGATCGCTCGATCTTTTCGAGCCTGCTGTCCAGCCCCTGAAGTCTCTGGTCGATGCGTTCCAGGTACAGGCGGGCCGGGTCCATCTGGCTTTCCAGCGTCTTGATGCGATCGGAATTGGTGAGTGTGCGGTTTTCCAGCGTCGTGATCCAGTAGACGGAACCGCCGAACTGAATCGCAAGCACCAGAATAAGCGCAACCGGAATCCGCTTGTCGAGATGCCATTCGCTGGTTGCCGGATCGTTGTCTTGCCGTGTCATGCTGCTCCTTGCGAAGATCATAGTGCAGAATTGAAGCCGACTGCCAACTCGGTCCCGGCGCTGGAAATCACCGGCGTGCCAAGGGCTGCTTCGGCAACGTCCTTCGGGCGGAGATTGAACGTGCCACCATCCGCGTCGATGATGAGCCCGGCGACGGTTGCGAAGTCCGTCTCGAAGGCAGAGTCATTGGACATCCAGAGCTGAAACCGCTGGAATTCTCCGCCCGGATATGTCGATGACGTGGCACCCTGATTGATGGCAAGAGACCCGAGCGCGGTGGTGTTGATCGACGGCCCCGGAATCGCGGAAACTTGCGGCGCAATATCGCTTGTGCCTATCTGGATGACCTTTCTGGAAAGTGTCTGCGCCGCGCCGTCGTAGACGATCAGCAACAGGTAATCATTTCCGGCAGAGCCAAACCCAGGCAAGTGCCTTGCGCCATCCCATGTGAAATCGAAGCGCCCATCGAATCGAGCGCCGACGCCAACGCCCGCGCCCCCTGCAAAGGGGAAGCTGACCGCCCAGTCGGCAGTCGGCCTGTAGGCCACTGCGAAAACGATCTTGCTCGCGGACGGTGACGGGGGCGTCAGATCCGTATACTGGATCGCGTCCTCTGCGCCCGCTGCGAACGGTGTCCAGAGGGATGTGTCGGACCAGTTTGCCGTGGTGATCGGAACGGTTTCGGAGATGGTGGACAGCATGCCCGACTGCGCTTGATGAAGATAATAGACCTTGTATTCGGTTGCCGGGAACAGTTTGGCGAAGGTGAGCAGCTGCGACCCAGCGGCGGAAACGCTGGAGGATTGGCTGTGCTTCGCCGTTCCGTTGAGCAGGTCGAGATATCCCGGCGCCGATTCTGCCGATGGCAGCGCAATGCCGTAGAGCGTCCCCGTACCAATGTCCGTCAAGATGGACGCCTCAAGTGTGCCATTGAGCGTGGATTCGCTTGTGTCGTCAAGGCTCGATCCGGTCAGGGTCGGTTTCGTGAAGTCCTCGAAGCCTTCGTTGAAGGTTCTGGCATCCCAATTGACATAGCCGTTCGCGTTTGCCGTGCCCACCGGCCCGATGCCGGTGCCGTCAAGCGGTCCCCCGGCCCTGGGCCGGAAGAGATCGAGAACCTCCTGCTTCGTGACCGGCTTCAGATTGGTGGTGTCCGCAAACGCCGCGTTGAATTCTGCCATCACCTTTGGATCGATCAGCAGATTATTGCCAGAATGCACCGGGAACTCCGGGTTGCTACCAAGAAAAATGCCGTTGGCCACGTTGTTCTGGATAATCGTCTCCGCGCCGAATCGCCCGTTGCCGTTGCCCCGAATGGCGACGAAATTGTTGTTGGTGATTGTCCCGTCCATGTTGGACAGCATCAGGTTGCCGACAATTTCCGAGTCGATCACTGCCTGTTCGAAGCTGATTCCGTGCACGACCTCGATATATCCGATGTTTCCCTTGACCTTGAAGTCGCGATAGACTTGACCGTTTCCGCTTTCGGTCAAATCCGTCCCCTCGTTGAGCGTGAACTGGAACCCGCCCTCCCCGCTGCCATCGCCCTCCACGCAGATGTTGCGATAGATTTCCCAGCCAACGACATCACCGACAGGTCCGCCACCGATGATCTGAAGGAAGTCGGGATGTCTGAACAGCGTTCCGTAATGCGAGTGAAGAAAGTTATCCTCCACGAGATTATAATCGCATGGACGGTTGCAGTTGATGAAGTCTGCCCAGCCCCATTTCATTTCGTTGTTACGGATTACCGACCTGTCCGGCTGGCCTGCGATGGCGAACGATAGTCTTTGAAACAGGCAGTCCTCAATATAGATATCGCTTCCTGTTCCGATGGCAAATATTTGCGGGGGGTTGAAGTGCTTTGCATTGAACAGAAACGATACTTTGGAGCTTGCATCCACTTCCTGATCGACGCCATTCGAATTGGTCTTCGCAGAACGGATAAGCGTCGGTCCATCGGTCGGATCATCGACGATCTCGGCGTCAGCAACCTCCGTGGATTTCGAAGGATGTTCGATGATGTATCGAAACGACTGTCCGAAAGCCAGCTCCCCGGCGGCGATTGCCGTCGCGATAGTGCCCGCCCTGAGCGGAGTGTCAAGAAGGATATCGCCGGCGCCCGTTGACGACGTGCCATACTGAACGTCATCGACGAAATACCTGTCCGCCCCTGTCCACGCATATTTGGGCAGGTTGCCATCGAACACGCATCCGACAACCTTCTGATGCGGATTGGTCCCGGAGAAAAGACTGGCGTTGCCGCTGGTTTCCTTGTTCCGCCCGTCGATGAAAAACGTTATATCGCGGTGCATCAGGTGATTGCCGCCTGGGTTCCATCCCCCGAAAACGACAAGATCTCGATCCTCCGGACGATGGGGCTCTATGACGAATGTCCCGGTCAGGCCACCCCATGAGCCATACATGTTCCACCCGCCCCCGACGCTCCACGAATAGGAGCCGGGGCGCATCAGATACCCTCTGCCCGCAAGGGATGCAGTGCCAACCGCGTCGTGTACCGTCTTGGCCTCCGGCACGGTCCTGACGGAATACCTGTCTTCTACGGCGACGACTTCCGCCGTGCTGGCGTCGTCGAAGGTCAGCGTGCCGGATACGACGCCATTTGCCGCCGGAACGATATCCCCTCCGACAACCTCAAGCCCTGTCCCGCCATTGTCAGATATCGCGGTCGCGCCGCCCGGAAGAGCGATCCCTCCGTGTCCCGCGAAAGTCAGTGCGCCGAAGAGGATTTCATTCCGTTCGGCAGACTGGATGGTGGCCTGAGCATATTCCGTCCGGTCGAACGCAACGCCATTGGTGGCAGTGACGGTATATTTCAACGCGCCCTTCTCTCCGGCCGGGACGGTATACGTCGCGCCCACCATGTTCGCGGTGACATCGGTGCCATTCCACTCCAGTATCGTCGTGAGCGTTGGGGCGGGGTCGGCCTGAAACTCGCCCTCGTCGAGAGTGAGCGTTTCCCCAGGCTCGGGCACTCCTGTAATGGCCGGAAGACGCATGAGACGCATGGTGCCCGCGCCTTCGGGTACAACGGTCGTACTTGCCTGTTCCGTCTTGTCGCCCGATGCCGTTCGCCGCCACGACGCTCAACACAAGCGGACCCGTCTCCGTAGGCACATAGGCAAAGACGGCCGGATCGCCGGTCGCGCTCATGTCGTTGGTCACGTCCGCCCCGGCCAGCGTGAGCGTGGGGGTGAGCGTGGGCGTGGGCTGGCCGATGGCGGCGCCAATATCAAGGGTCAGTTCCGTTCCTACCTCGGGCGTTCCCGTGATGAGCGGAATCGCGATGAACACGGGCGACTTGTCGCCGAGTCCGGCCATCTCGCGCAGCCGCTTGACGATGCGTTCGCGCTGGGAAACCTGCTCCGCGCCGAATACAACCACCCCGGCAGAGTTGAAGTTGAGATAACGCCATGCGTGGAGCTGGAACGTACTGTCGCTCGGCGCCGTGCCGCCTGCAATAGTCGTGAGCGTCCCCCCGTCAATTGCCCATTTCGTTTCGCTCGGGCCGAAAACGACTTCAATCACCTGGAATCCAGCTGTCGGCGCCGCTCCGACATTGTTTCCGGCGATGAAAAGGTTGCCGGACGCCGCCACGATGGAGCGGGTCCCACCATGGGTGAATATCGGGTCTCCCGCGCCTATCGATCCGTCGTCGAAAATGTGAACGACAAGGAAGACGTGCGTCGTGTCCCCGGCGGAAATCGCCTGACCGAGTATGCCGGGATACGCGCCAAGTGCCCCGGACTGGCGGTGCTTGATGAATTTCACGATGCCATCGAAACTCAGCGCGCCGCCGGAGCTGGCGGTCGAATCTGTCCCCGCCCGGTTCGGGAAGATCGGAACTGCATCGTCGTTGGCGCCATCGATCTGGTAGGGGTCGAGAAAGAGTAACTGCTGCGAAGTGCTGATCGTGGCGAGATCGTTTGCAGCCTCTGACGGCTCAAGCACGGCAAGGGGCTGCGGGGGGAGTTTCCGCGCATGAAACATGCGCATTCCCATCCCCCTGCCCGTGTACGGAAAGATCATTGCACGATCCTGTCAGTTGTTCATCATGGCCCTGGCAGAGCGGGTCACGGCAACGTCACCCCGGCCCGCACCGCCAGCCAATCCTCAAGATCGGCGGTTTCCTGCGCCGTGAGCAGCCTGCCGATGACGCCGCTGGCGAAATTCGAACCAATGGCGGGGAAGTTGGTTCCGGTGCCACCTTGGGCGCGGTGCAGGTAGCCGGTCGGCTCCAGCCCCGATGAGGCAAGGCCATTACTCACCGTTGTCGCATCCACCCTGTTGACGCGCAGATCAAGATCGCTGGCGCTCCAGGCGCCAAGAGCGACCACGCGATCGCCCGCCCCAGCCTGAATGATCGTCTGAGAGGCGCCGGCAGTTGCAAGAACTCCTGAGATGCCAATCATCCCGTGCCCGATATAATTGTTGGTCGAGCCGGTCGAACCCGCGCGCGAACCAATCATCACCCCGAAGATGGAGGGCGACGACACCTCGTGCGCTGTAAACATTGTCTGCGGCGTCTGCGGTATATAGCCGCTCTGGAAGAACGCCCCGCCAGACAACGAAAAACGCCCGTTGGCGGTCGAGTAGACCGCCGTGTTGCCCCCGTCAGCGGTCAGGTGGTTTCCATTCCCGCTGATGTCATCCACCCGCGCCACCGGATCCTGATCCGCCGTCACAGGGATCGTCCCCGCCACATCCTGCCACAGGGTCGAGATATCCGAGGGATCGACCAGAAACCCGCCGAAGCCGCCCGTGAACAGGTCGGATGGGTGGAACGGACCGGAAGGAGCCCCACGTTTTCTTGCGGCTGCGATCAGTCCTGTTCGAATACTGACGCTCATGCCATCGCCGCCCCTGCAAGGTAGCCGTAGATCGTCGTGCCGCTGTCCGGCGTCGAAAAGGCGATAACGTCGACCCCGCTGGCGGACAACGACGGCGCAGCGCCTCCATCCCACAGCACGCCAGACCACGTGATCGAATGGGCACCCCCGTCCGTCAGGTACAACACCGCCCCGCCGTTGCGCCCGCCATTGCTCGGCGTGATCGTCACATCGCCGGTCACCGTCGCCGTGAACTGCTCGGCTGCGTCCATGTCGATGGACGCCGTGCCCGTGATGTTCCCGAGCGCGCTGGTGACGAAATTGCCGATCTGCGTGCGCGCGATACTCAACGCGGCCTGATGCGCGGTCACGTCCGCCTGTGTCACGGCGTCCGTGGTCACCAGAACTGTGTCGGTTGCGACGATCAGGAGTGCCATTTGTTGGTATTGCCGCGCCGTGGCAAGCGACTTGGTGTCCTGCTTGAGGACGGTAACGCCGGCGCCGGCGACAATCGTCGTCGCCCCGGCGCCGGCCTGCTCGACGAGCAGCGCTTCGCCCACGGACAAGACACCGGAATTGATCGTGACGCTGTTCGCCCCTGCGGCATTCATTCGCAGAAGCCTGTTGGCGTCGTCCGCGACGACGACGTAATCTGCCGTTTTTACGTCGATCGGGACGGTTGCGTTCGCCATCACGTATTCCAGCAGCACGCTGGCCGCCGCCTTGCGGGAGTTGCCCGCCTTCTCAATCTCGAGAAGGTCGGCATCCGCAAACGCGGACGCAGATGCGAGACCGCCTATCGTCTTGTCAACCATGTCAGCTCCCCGTGGTCACGCGCACATTGCCGGCTTCGTCGCCGGCCAGCACGCGCCTGTTACCGGTTTCGTCCCCGGCAAGAATGCGTTCCGAAGGACTCGGCGGCGGAGATGGCGGTGCCGCCCATTGTCGTTGCGTGTCGATTCCGATGCCAATGGCAATGCGCATGATAACCTCTCAACCCGGCCAGCCGGCTGTGATATCGATGGCATCGAGCGCGGCGTGATCTGCCGCCGACGCGATCTGCGCTGCCAGCTGCAACCGGCGCCCCCGCACTTCGAAGAGGAAATCCCTGCCTGCAACCGCCAACGCCGTCACCTCTGTCTCGGTCATTGTCACGGGCGTGTCGCTTGCGTCGAGAAGGCCGATATCGGAGCCGCCGCCGGGAAGCCCGTTGCCGCTATTGATCGACGCGCTCAGCACAAGGATGTTTTGCACCGCCTCAGGATCTGCGCTCCACGTCGTGCCCGCATGACCGAAGCCGCCACCGAGTACGGTGGCTTGCTGCTCTGCAAGCGCCGCCATCTTCCTTCGGCGCGCCACCTCAAGCGGGGGCGGTGCCGCGTCGCGCTCGGTGGGCCTGTCGAACCACGCCCAGCCGGAATCCCGCACGCGACCCGGATCGACGGGGCCAATGGTGCGTCCATCGGCGTTCAGTCCATATTTCAGAGATGCCATAGCATATACCCCACAGACAGCGACGATCCGGCCGTCTCCACGGTTACGGTCTCGCCGGATGTGCCGTAGACGGCTGGCGGCAAGACGACAGTCGTGGAGATGTCTCCCCCCGAGTCGGGCGGCTCGAACGCATTCACAGAGAGAATCGACCCGGATGTGCCTCCCGACACGGAGACGGAGAACTCGCTATTGCCCTTGAAGAGTGCCCCGTAAAGCCGAAGCGGTCCGGCAATGGACAGCACCGTTCCGGCGGCAGAAGATGACGCCGAAACGACGCTCAGGGATCCGATGGCCGAAAAGTTGAAGTCGACGGGGTATGCTGGAGAGACCACCCAATCGGATATCGTGCCGGACCCGCCAGCCTCATCGACCGAGATATCGAGGGCGCCGGTGCTCACATTGTAGGATGTGACGTGGCCGAGCATGAAGTTGGCGCTGTTGCCCGAGTCCTCCACGCGAAGGCGCTGCGAGACGACCCAATTGCGCAGCGGCGTCGCGGTCAGCGACTTGCTGCCCGTCCCGATGGACAGCGATGTGGTCGAGACACCGCGCGCCGTATTGGCGTTGTGGATCTGCGCCGCCTCAAGCGTTGCAAGGAGCCGCTCGTCGGAGACACCAAGGGCGGCGACCTGATCCAGCCACCCCCGGCCCCGGAAATCGCTCGATGCGACGGTGAACGACCCGCCAGCGCCGTCGTAGAAGACTGCCATCACATCACCTGTCTGAGATCGAGGGGGAATTCGCTGTCTCTTAACAACGACGAGGCGTGCCGGAGCGGACCTATCCGGCGGTTCCGCGCAATGAACGCCGTCGCCTGCCGACTCAGGGTTTCGGACGGGAAAGGCCACCAGATGAAGGGTCGGTCGACGTCCATCTGCCGATCCAGTTCAAGTCTGAAATCCAGTGCCTCCGAGCGACTGAACGTGCGGACCGTCCCCCGAAACACCATCGCTTTCGCGCGCCGGTCGAAACTCTCCGCGCCGCCGATTGCCGTCCTGACCCGCGTTCGCGACCCGTCGAACCCGTACTGCGCGCCCGGCGCCGGGTTGAATTCAAGCTGCCGTTCATTCGCCACGGTGATATAGGCAATATCTACGTATCCATCCGGATTGGACGTGTCATCTATCTCCACTTCGAATGTTTTTGCCAGCCCCTGCGCGTCGAAGCGGATCAGGAATGGCGGGCGCCCGAAGGAAAGGGCATCCTGCGAAAGCTTCCCGTCCCAGAACCGTTCATCCTCGTAATCCAGCGTCTCGACGGCGAACCGTTCGTTGAACACGTCCACGAAGCCGCTGTCCGCCAGCGTGACCCCGCTTCCATCCTTCAGCACCCACCTGATGCGCGCCGTGCTGGAAATGTTCGGCGATTGCAGGGCAGCGAGCGTAATGTTCTGCACGCTTGCAAGAGTGCCGGTGATCTTCGTGCTGGCAAGCGTCGCATCCGTCGTGCGCGCCACCAGCGCCATGCGAGGATTGCCCGCATTCGTCGCCGGGAAATCGGCCTCATACGACCCCCCGGAATACGTCACCGTATCTCCGTAATCGGGGAAGCCGATGATGGCTTTCTCGAAGTCTGCCATGTTATCCCCACAGTTCGAGCTTGACCCGCGACGATGCAGCCTCGGTCTCGATGGCCCTCACCCGAAATCCCCGCCCGGCATCGAAACCGAACCGGGAGATTTTCAGCTCGACCTCGGAGCCGATATAGACTGTCTGCAACAGGCCGCGCTCGTCCTCGGTTTCGATGCGCAGGCGAAACCGCCGCACCTTGCGCGCCGCAAGAATGTCAGATGCCGCCGTGGAAGCGCCCGCCGCCGTCGCATAGGCGCTTTCAATCTCCACGGTCTGAGCATTGATGTGCATGGTCAGTGCGGCTGCGTCCTCGTCTACCTCTCGGCGCCATTCCTGCTCGACCTCTGCCCGGCGATCCGACGTGATTGCGGTTGCCAGCCCCTGCTGCACGGTGTGGTTGCGATCATGCAGCACGGTCACCTTCCACGTCGGAATGTCCTCCCGACGCGACGGCTCGACCGAGAACGCGCCAAGATCGTAGGTTGTCGCATCCAGCGGCGCATCCGGCCCGGCGATGATGAAAGTGGCAACCGGGCTTCCGACCGGCGCCCCCCACTCGCCCATGCGCAGCTCGCCCAGGGCGTCGAAGCCGAACCAGATATTGCAACCGCTGGCGATCCGCGTCATCGCCGTGACGGTCTGCAACGGTTCCGTGCGCCAGAAGCCCACCGGCTCGGGCAGCGCCGTTGACAGCGCCGTCACGTCCGCAGTGGCTATATCGGTCGCGATTCTGGGCACGCGGCTTGCCAGCACATCGAGCGCCCGTGCTGGCGTCTGGTCCGCCCCGCCCGCGTCTATATCCGCCGTGATTGCATGCGCAGGCGTGGAGCCGAGCCGAAAATAGCCGCCGTCCTGGCTGGCGCGCGGCCATACGCGGTACTCCCCCGCGCTCGGCGCGTTGGCCATCATGTCCGCCTCGTCCGCGTAGTCGGCGCCCCGCGTGAGCGCGATCCCACCCTCGTAGACCGCTGTCACGTCCGCGTCCTCGGATGCGGAGAACTGCCAGATCAGCCTGGAGGTATTGACGAAGGGGGGCGATGCATTCCTGACCAGGCCGAATACAAACGGCTTCACCTTGCCGCCTATGTCGGACGCGGTGCCCTCCAACCCATTGGGCAGCACGTTGTCGCCGGCATAGGTGGCTGTCACGATATCCTGCTCAAGCATCGCCATCCGGTCGATGATGGGAATGCGGATTTCCAGGTCATCGAAGCTGATCGGCCCCATTGCCGCGTCAAAGATTGTCTGGCGCTCCGAGAAGTCCGAACTTGTCGATGGCACCGTATAGCCGATAATCTGACGCCCGTCGAAAGCATAGTCGGCAAACTCGTCGAGCCACCCGTCCGCGTTCGCCAGCACCAGGTCCGAGAAGATCACGCGCCCCGATCCGCCGGGCGCACCCCGTGCCTCGCGCCGGATGCTGATCGCGTCCACGATTGCACCCGGCCACGACTTGTTGTTGCCGGTATATCCGTCCGTCGCGAAGCGAAAGGCGGCCTGCGTGCCGGCTGCATCGATCCCGACTGCCATCTCCACGAGAAACACGCTCACGAAGCAAGCCTCCTGATTTCCGTCCGCACCTCGCGCGTCTCCGCAATCAGTTCGCCCCTCTGTTCCTCGCTCAGCTCGCCGCTGGCGACAAGGACGTTGATCACCGCGTCCAGTTTCTGGTTGGTCGATGCCAGCGCATCCAGAATACCGTCCACGTTCACCGCCGGCGCCGCCGAAGCGCCGTCGCTCTGCGGCGAGGTGATGACGGCCACATCGGGCGCCCCCGTAAAGTTGCCGGGACCGGCTCGCAACGCTTCCAGTTGCTGTTCCTGAATGGCGATCTGCTCGTTCAGCGCGTTCAGTTGCTCTTCTGCAATGTCGCGCTGGCGCCCGGCGGTGTCCTCGGCAAGCGATAGCTGCTCAAGGATGTTCGCGAACACCTGCTGCGCCTCTGCGCCCGCATTTCCGAGGAAGTCACGCCGCGCGTCGTCGAACTCGCGCGCGAGCGCAGGCAGTTCCGCCAGCGCATCCCTGTCGCCGAGCCGCGCCGCCGCCGATGTCTCCTGGAACTCGGCCTGTAGCCGGACGAACCTCTCTTCCGGAGACAGGTTCTGCTCGTCGAGACTCAACGCGCGCCGCGTTTCTGCCAGATCGTCGGCGAAGCGGGCGAATGTCCGCGCCGTCTCGTCTACGGCACGACGCTGATCTTCAAGCGCCCCGATCTGGTCGCGGATCGACGCTTCAAGCGCATCGTTCGCGTCAATCAGATCGCGCCCCGCTTCTTCGGCGCCCCGTGCCGCTTCGGCGTTCTCGGCCAGCACGCGGCTCAGGATAGACAGCGCCGACGTGCGGCTCTGCTCGTCCTCGGTCAGCGCCTCGATCTGCTCGCCCAGCGCGAACGCCGCCTGCGTTTGCGGAAGGATATCCTGCGTGACACCGGTAAGCAGCGCGGTGAGCGCGTCGGACAGCCCCGCCGCCGCCGCGGCATCGGCAACGCTCTGCGCTCCGAACACATCCTCGAACCGACCCCGGATCGCGAGACGGTTCAGCTCGGCCGCCGTCTCGGCGATATCCTCTTGAGCCTGCACCAGTGCGCGGGAAAGGATCGACAAGGCAGCTTCGGCATCCCCGACCGGGGCATTGACCGAAAGAATCGCCTCGCCAAGATCGCGCACGGCATCGGAACCGGCGATCAGATCGCCGTCGATCCCGGCGAACACCGATCCGAACGCTTCCTCGATCCCGGCGGCGCGAAGCTGTTCGGCGAAGCTCTGCGATCCGAATATGCCTTCAAACGCGCCCGTGAGGTTGAGCCGCTCGCCTTCCGACAGATCGGATATGCGGCGAATGGCTTCCTCTGCCTCCCCGGCCTCGTCGCTGACACGCTCCAGCGCTCCCCGGAGCAGCTCGAACGCCGCCTGCGCCGCCGTCGCTTCCTCCTGCGTGATGCGCCCGTCCGACTCCGCGCTGGCGAGAATGTCGCGCGCCGCCTGTTCGGCGTCTGCCAACGCAAGGGCGCCATCCTGGATTTCCTCGGCCAGCGGAATCAGCACGTCAGAGAATTGCGTCGTTCCCGTTGCAAGCAGCCGATCCGTGAAGCTCACATCGCCCAGCAGATCGGAATTGCGCAGCCGGAGCGACGCATCTTCCGCGACGGTGAGCGCGGTTGCCAGCACCTCTGCCGCGTCCTCGACGGTCTGCTGCGTCTGCACCAATCGCGATTGCAGGATGGACAGCGCCTCTGCCGACCGGTCGGCGGGAAGCCCGAGCGCGAGAATGCTTTCTCCCAGCGCCCGCGCGGCATCCGACCCCGCCTCAAGCGATACGCCCTGGCCCAGACCGCCGAACGCATCCGCGAACAGATCGGAGACGGCATCCCCGAGCCCGGCAACGCGAAGCTGATCGCCAAGCGCCTGTTCCCCGAAGATCGACGCGAACTGCCCGCGCAACGCCTCGGCATCAAGATCGGTGAGACCCTGCGCAGCCTCGCCAACATCGTTCAGCCGATCCGCCGCGATGGCGAGAACTGCGTTGACGTTCACCCCCGCATCCGCGAACTGCTCAAGCCGGGGGGCAAGGAAATCGACGAACTCGTTGAACGAATCCACGTCTCCGGGTGCGATCCGTTCGAGGGCGTTCCGGGTGTTGAGCGCAAGCCCCTGCCCTTGCACCGCTTCGCGGATCGGGCCGAGGATCTGTTCAAGTGCCGGCTGAAGGCTACTGTCGATACCGCCTCCGATGCTTGCCGCTGTGCCTTCGGCCTGAATCGTGTTCAGAAACTCCTGTCCGAACAACCTGCCAAGCGTCTCGAAGTCTTCCGAGCGGAAGGCGGCGCCAAGGTCTCCCGCCCCCGTGCCGGTCTGCGCGAGATTGGCGAAGAGTGTGACAGGATCGAACCCGGCCACGCTCGATACGCCTGGCAGGACGGCACCGGCCTGGGCCGGCAGAATGCGCGCGACGGCATCCGAGATGCTGTTGCCGATCTCCGTCACGCCGAACGCGCCCGCCAGTGCGCCCTGTATGCCCTGCCCGGACTGCCCGAGGAAATCCGAGACGATCCGCGACGCATCCGCCTGCAACTGCTGGCGTGCATCCAGCTCGAACGCATTCCGCGCATTGATCGCGGCTTGTTCCTGTGCCCGGGCTGCGTCGCGCTGGGCGTCTGCCGCCTCCTGCTGAAGCCGGGACAGCTCCTCGTCGCGCGCCGCTTGCTCCTGAAGACCGCGCAGCACCGCGTCGAATGCGCCGACGCCGACGCCTGTCGCCGCCCTGATCGCGTCCGGATCGTCCAGCCCGCGCGCGGCTTCCGCGAAGCGCCGGAGCGCCTGCTCCGCCGCACCGACCGTATCCGCCCGGTTGATCGCGCGCAGCTCGTCCACCAGCCCGCTCAGCCCGGCCTGCACGAGCTGCAATTCCTCGGCCGCCGTGCGCCCCTCAAGCCGCTGCGTCACCGCCAGATCGAGCCCGCCGAGCGCAGCGTCGATGGCGCGCGCAAGCGCCTCCGCGTCGTCGCCCAGCGATTGCAGGCTCCGCGACGCGCCGTCAGTGGCGACTGTCGCGTCATCCGCTACCGTTGCCTGCTGTTCCAGTGCCTGACGCTGCTCGTCGAACACCGGCAGAAGCGCCGACTGAATCGTCCGCACCTGTTCCGCGGTCAGATCGTTCGCGCTCTGCACCGCGTTGTCCAGATTGCGCAGCGCCGCGTTCAGCGCCTCAAGTGACTCGGCCCCGGCGAGCGCGTCCACGGCTCCGCCGAAGCCCTGCACGCCGCCCTGTTCCAGTGCCCGAAGCGCCTGCTGTTCGGTATCGAGGAGCCGCTGTGCCACCGCGTCGCTGAAGCTCTGCCGTGCATCGGCAAGCGCCCGTTCGGCCTCGGCCGCCGCCGTCGCCGCCCTTTCGTTGTCCGCGATTACATCGGACAAGATACGAAGCGCCGCCTCGGCGTCTTCCGGCGTCTCGGCAAGGCGGAGGATTTCCTCCCCGAACGCCTCGGCCGCGTCGGAGCCGGCGCGCAGCCCGTCAGGCAAGGACGCAAGGGCGCCGCCCAGCGCCGTGCCCTGCAACCCGGCGGCAAGCGTCTCGCGGAAGATCGATGTCGGACCGAAGATGTCCTCGAAGGCAGAGCGAAGCCCTGCCTGACCGGCTGAGGAAAGGCGCTGAACGGCATCTTCGATTGCCCCGGCGGTATCCCCCACCTGACCGGCAAGCCCTTCAGCGGCGCCCTGAGCAGCCGCCTGAGCCGCGTCCACCTGCTCAAGCGCGACCGTGTAGGCGCGCGAGCCGTCCGACGCTTCCGACAGGAACGCCTCAAGCTGTTCCAGATCGCTCAGAGACAGGTCGGACAGCCGCTCGTCGAGCGAGGCGCGCAGCGTGTCGGAGATCAGCGTTGCCGCCCGGTCACCGCCTTCCGAAAGGGCGGTGCTGCTCTCGAATTGCGTCGTGAACTGCTGCAACCCGTCATTGATCGCGTCGATGAAGCCAAGATCGTTGGCTTCCCGATTGGCCCGCTCCAGTGCGTCGATGAACCCGGTCTCGATGCTGTCCCGCGTCCGGTCGATCAGCGTGTTCGCCTCGTCTGTCGCCAGCCCCTCGCGCTCGATCAGGTCGCGCCGTTCGCGCAGCGGATCGAGCGCGGCCTGCAAGGTCTGCGCAAGGGGGGACAGGCCTTCCTCATCGAGCGCGGCCAGCGCCTGCGTCACCTCGCGCGATGCGTTGACGCCTTCAAGGACACGACGCAACGCCGCCTCGTCCACGTCCGGGGTGGCCAGCGCCTCCACGCCGTTGCGGGCGCGCGCCGCCACTTCGTCAGACGGGACCAACAGGTCGGACAGCACCCGCTGGAATTCCGGTTTCAATCCCTCGGCGGTTTCAAGGAAGACCTGAAGCGACGCCGCCGCCGCGCCTTCGCCCCCCTCTCCGAGCACGAAGTCCGCGCGGTCCCCGCTGCCATCGCCCGGTCCGGTGAAGCGGACGATATCCGGGTTGCGCCGGTCGCTTGCGTCACCCGCCGCCGACGCGAAGCGAAACAGCTCGCCGGTCGCTTGCTGAAGTGCCTGCACCGTGTCGGCGGCTTCCTCGGCAATGGCGCGCGCCTCTGCAAGCGCCTCTTCCGAGAACTCGCCGTCCGGGTCGTTCTGGCCGATGATCTGTCCGGTCTGCGGATTGACCCTGAAGCCGGTTGCATTGCTCGGAAGATTCGGCCCGAACAATCCGCCAAGCGCGTTGCCGCCGAACGCCCCAAGCAGTCCGCCAAGCGCCAGCCCCACCGGCCCGCCCGCCGCGCCGCCGATCAGCGACGCCAGCCCCGCGCCGCCCGCGCCGCCAATCCCGCCGCCGATGGTGGCGCCGATCCCGCGATTGCCGCCGAATACGAGATTGGCAAGCAGGTTACCGCCGATCCCGCCAAGCGCCGCGCCACCGGAGAATGCGCCGTTGAAGAACTCTCCCGGCGCGGAGCCAAGCCCCAGCCCGCCGAACACGCCCTGAACCGGACCGTTCGCGCCAACGCCACCGAACAGGCTCGACCCGATGGTGGACGGCCCCAGCCCGTTGATCAGCGCCGATCCCAGCCCGGCAAGATCGGTCACGCCAACAGGGATCTGCCCGCCCGGCCCTTCGGGAATACCGAGATCGCCCGCGGAAAGCCCAAGCGCGCCGCCCACCGCCGTCGTGATCGGGATGACCAGACGCTGCGAAAGCAGGTTTGCGCCAAGCCGGGCGACTATATCGAGGAAGCTGTCAGCGAAGTCAGACAGGCTGTCGAGATTGCCGCGCAGGGCATCCTCGAAAACATCCGTGAGTGTTCGCTGCACATCCTCAAGCGCATTGATGAACGGCTGCGCCTTGAAGCGTTCCACTTCCTCGCGGAACCGTTCCTGTTCGCTCTGCGCGTCGTCGGCAGAGCGCTGATACGCCTCGAACTGGCGAATCACATCGGACGTGGCAGGGCCGAACTGTTCAAGTTGATCGTTCAGACGCCTTGCAGCCCCCGCCGCTCCACCGCCAGAGCCACCAGAGCCACCAGAGCCGCTGGACCCGCCAACCGCTTCATCAAGAAGCACCATCGTCTGAGCGAGTCTGTTGAGGTTTTCCTGCGCCCGTTCCGATTGGATGTTAACCAGTGCCAATTCATTTTGAAGCGCAGAAACATCACCGGAAATCTGACCTTCCTGGCCCGCAGGACCGGGAAGGTCGGCGTCGGTAACGGACGTATTGATCCGAAGTGTCGATTGCAGCGCTTCGATCTGTGCGCGAATTTCGTCCCTGATCTGCTCGGCGTTCGCTGCACGCGCCTGCGCCTCCCGAAACTTCGCCTCGGCAGAATCTCTGGATTCGATCTGTCCTCGATCCAGTTCTTCGCGAAGTCGCTTCGAGGCATCGATTTCATCGTCCAGGGTCTCTATGAGGCCGCGCGACACGTCATCGAGACCGCCAAATGCAATAGCGGCGCCGCCGGCTGCCCCGGCTGCAAGGCCTATGGCCGCACCGATCGGCCCGACCGCCGCCCCGAGTTGCAAGCCGACAAGCGCCCCGCCGGCGATGACGAGAAGGTCCATATTGTCGGCCAGCGCCTGCGCCGCGTCGGCAACATCGCTGAAAATGTCCTCAAGCTGGCCAGTGCGCGACGCTTCAAGCACGAAGTCGCGAATGTCACGCGTCACATCGAGTATCACCGGCGCCAGCTCGCGTCCGATTTCTACCGCCGCCTCGTTGATCGCGTTGCCGAGGAACGTCATCTGCGCGGAGAACGTCTCGGCCGCCTTCGCCGCCTCGATGTTCAACGCCTCGTTCTGCGAATAACCCTCGTTGGCAAGTTCGATGGCCCGGCGGACCAGTTCGACATTGCTCGACAGCTGGCCGAGCGCGCCGGACGTTTCCTGAGCCGCAAGCCCGAGATCGGCCAGCACCCGGACGCGATCCTCGCTGCCAAGCTGCGAGAAGCCCTCGATGAACTCCAGCAAGGCATCCGTTGCGTTGCCCCGGAACGTACTTGCGAAGTCCTCTGCGCTCTGGCCTGCAATCCGGGCGAAGGTTTCAAGGTCTTCAACCACACCGACCTGCTCCGCAAGGGGGACATCGCGGAAGAGATCGATTACATCCGGCGGCAGTACGACGTCATCATCATCGACGAGGCCCATCACTTCCGCAACACCGGCATCCGCGGCAACGATCCGGGCGAAGGTTTCAAGGTCTTCGCCGCCATCCGAAATTGCCTTCTGCATTTGCGTGAACGTCACGTTGAGCGCGCCGCCCGCCACCTCGGCCCGCGACCCCAGCGCCACCAGCGCGCCCGAAAGGCCCAACACTTCTTCCGTGGCAAGGCCGAAACCCGACGTGCGCGACGCGACGGACCGCGCCGCATTCAGGATTTCCCCCTCGGTCGCGGCAAGGTTGTTGCCGAGATTGGTCAGCGCAGACCCGAACCGGTCCACGTTCTCAACACCCCCCTCAAGCACGTTGAGGACACGCGCAATGGCAGCCGCCCCCTCTGCCCCGGACACGTCCGTCGCGACGTTCAGCTTTGCCAGCGTCTCGGTAAACCGGGACAGATCGTCCACGCCCGAAACCCCGAGCTGACCGGCTGCGCCGGCAAGCTCAAGCAGGTTGTCGGTGGCGAGCGGCACGCGCTGCCCGATATCCTGTACGCGCGCGCCGAGCGCCTGAACCTCGGAATTGGTGAGGTTCGCAGTCTTCTGCACCTGCACAAGCCCGGATTCGAAATCGGCGAATTCGCGCAGCACCTCGCGGACGCCAAGCCCGAGCCCGAGCCCGGCAAGCGCGCCCTGGAGGCTGAACACCTGACCTTGAAGCCGGGAGAACGCGCCCCCGATCGCGCCCAGCGACCCTTGCAGTCGCGAAAACGAACCACGCGCGACATCCACATTCTCGCCGGCGCGCCTTGCGGACCGCCCCGCTTCATCGAATTCGCGGTCCAGCCCGTCCACGCTGCGCGCGACGCCTTCCAGCGCACCGGTCGTGGACTGCGCAGACCGCCGGACATCCTCGAGCCCGGCTCTGGCGCCGGACGGATCAATGATCAGCGATAGCCTTGCCATCAATCCCTCCGGGCCAGCATCACCTGGTCAAGCACCGCAATCAGATCGCACCAGCGCCGGAACCGGGCAGGGCAATGCGGACCGAACCGGGCTGCATACCTGTCGAGCGTGTCGAAAGAAATGAACGCGCCGCCCGACATTCCGGCTGGGCGATAACGGGACAGCCGGACCAGAGATGCACAGCAAGCTCGGGCCGCTGCGCAAGCGCCGGTGGCTCACGCCCCGTCTTCTCGCGGTGGCGTTCAAGCGTTTCTAGGTGCTGCCCCCAGGATCGCTGCCACTCTGCATATTCCCGGAGTTTCCCGCGTCTTCCTCGAACGCAGCGGCGTCCGCGTCGCCTACACGTGCCGCCGCCCAGGTGATGAAATCCATCAGCATGCGGTACTCGCGCTGTGTCGCGACGCGCTCCTTCATCTCGTCGGTCAGGACGATCGCATTGCCCTCGTCATCGGTCAGGCCTGCGATGTCCAGCCACAGATGGCGTGCAATCAACCTGCCGATCTCCTTGTTCCGAACCGCGCTCGGCGTCGGGCGTCCGCCATAGGCGCGGCGGAGACGGTCGGCAAGCGCGTTCTGCGCGTCCTGATATGCCGGATGGTGCAGGGACCGCACCAGGGCAGAGACTTCAGGATATTCCGGCCACACAATCCACTGCCCGTTGTCCTCGGCATTGGTATCGACGGCGATGTCTGCAAGTTTCATGAGATGCCTTTCGGGTGGTGGCGGCCCCGGCACCCGAAACCGGGGCCGCCCAACTGCGCAGTTGTCTCGGGGTTCGGGCTATCGACCGCGTGTCACGATCAGGACGGCGCGACGAACTTGTGAACGGCGAACTGGTAATCCAGCCCGAGCCGCGTGCTTCGCTTGGCGTTCAGGTTGACGGAAATCAGCGCGTCCTGATCGTTCCCGGTCCCCTTCGGGAGTCCGTCGCCGTCAAGCTTCACGGCGGGGATATCGATCAGGTACGCGTTGTTCGCCTGATCCTTCACGACAACGGCAAGGTCCGTATCAGTGAAAAGCAAATGCCTGGTCAGCAACGTCGGATCCTCGAAGTACGCTGTCAACGACCCGGATACGGTCAGCCGCCCGATCCCGATCCCCGCAACGCCGATCCCGGAGCCGATCGCGGTCTGCCGGCGCAGGGCGGTCTGCGGATTGACTGTCAGGTTCTGGACCGTCACGGTCGAGAATGGCGCGTCCCTGTTGATGATCAGCTGCCCGATCCCGTCGACCGTATTCATGATCGAATTCGCCGCCGCCGCCGTGACGCTTTCGAGTGTGGTGAAATCGGGAGTGACGGTCCCGTCCGAGAAGTCGTTCCCGGCGGTATCCGTCAGGTTCCGCCCCTGACCGGAAATCTGGAACGTCGCGATGGCTTCCGGCGTCAGGCCGAGCTGCACCCCGCCGGCGCGGTAGCCGAGAATGCGCGCAGCAAGCCCACCGACGCCCACATCCTGCCACTGCTTCTCGATGGAGAAGGAATGCTCCGCGATCCCGTTGCGCATGGCCGCGCTGCTCTGAACCGCCTGCGTCGCCACGGCGCCAGCGGCCTCATCGGTCAGGGTCCCGCCCACCAGCGTGACCTCATGCGCAGTCGCAGTGCCCGTATCGACTGCGCTGACCTGCCAATAGCCATTGTTGGTGGCCGTCTGGAATCCGGTGGTGCGGATCCAGTCACCGACGGAAATGCCGGAGAAATCGACCCCGGCGCCGGTGCTGTCGGTGATCAGCTTGCTGGTCGACGCCACGGCCTGGATTTCACCGGTCAGCCGTGCGGGCGGCGCTCCGAAGTCGCTGGCTGCGCCAAGGACGCCCTTGACCAGTTTCTCGAAGCTGTCAACGCCGTAGCTGATCTCGCCGTTGTAGCCGCCGGTCGCGGACACGCCCGTCCGGATGATATCCGGCACCATGCGGTTCGACAGAACCTCATTGGACACGGTCGAGTTGGAAGTCTGCCCGAACGACTCGCTCGCATATCGGGCTTCGAGAAGGTTGCCGGCAGGATAGACGGCATAAGTGGACTCTTCCTTGAGTCCGACGAGGATGCGGTTGGTTGCTGCAAAGGTCATGTCATGGGCTCCATGTTTGGGGAAAGCCGCTCATCTCTGCGGCATTGCGCTTGCCCAAGGCGCTTTCCTACGGGCCGCCGGCACATGCCGGATTGGATGGTCTCCTACGCGACAAGATCGTGCTCGAAGCGCACCGTGACTGTGGCCTGCCAGTAAGCGCCGCTGATGCCATTCGACCTGTAGCTTGCCGAGAAGAACCGGACGCCATTCGAACCGACCCCCCGGAACACCGCTGCGACCAGATCGCCAATGGCACGCGCAGATGCATCGCCTGCTTGCGTCGGTACGAATATGTTGATCTTGACCACCCCGGGATGCCGGTAGGTGATCTTCTCGCCGATGCTCACGGCGCTTGCGTCGCCTTCCAGCATGCTGAATCTGACAAAGGGCAGTGCCGCACCGGAGCCGTCGCGGGGCGGATCGAACGCGACGTTTTCCCACGCCACGGGGTACGCCGTGAACCCTGCCGCGAACAGGCTCCTGATGGTGTTTGCCGCCGTCACAAAGTCAGGCATCGTCAACCCGGCTGAAAATCGTTTCCAGTTCTGCCAGCGTTACGGCAACCATCCCTTCCGGCGCCTGCTGCGATGTGCCGTCCTCAAGAAACTCGATATACTCGACATTGTTGGCGATGGCTATCGACTGGAAAGGCTCCGCACGGTCGATGACATCGCTTCCGTCTGCGATTGTCGGGTTGCCGTCCTTGTCCTCCCGGCCCGTTTCGTCTTCCGGCTCCGCACCCAGCCCGACCTGCCATCCGCCGCGTGCGCGCCCCGTGTCGACCGGGGTCCGGTTGACAACCCTTGTCAGCCCGTCGAGCGCGATCTTCTGCGACACTTGCAGCGCGATTGCCGGCAGTTCCCCGTCAAGGAACCTTTCGACTTCCAGCGTGAAGGACCGGGCGCGGTCTTCATTGCTCATTTGCGCACCTGCATGATGTGTGCCGCAAGTCCGCCCCCGATATCGTGGACCGGGGAGACGCGGACGATCCGCCATTCCTCGCCATCGACGGCAAGAGTGTCCGTCGTCGGATCTGGCGCGATTGCGAGTCCCTGCGCAGGGCAAAGCGTCTCCATGTCGCCATGCAGGACCAGCGTTCCGTCAACCGACTCGATATTGACCGGAGACGGCGGTGTGATCTTCACCAGGTGGGGGGTCCGGTCCGGAGTGGCCGCCCCCGTTGTCGGGTCGTAGGACGCTGCGCCATCGTCACGGTAGATGGTTGCCGCGAACCCCAGCCGTCCGACGATATCGAACGCGCGTGGCGCCAGCCGCTGGCCGATGGTAACCATCAGGGCAGCATCCGCACCAGCGTGGCAGTCGTGCCGGTGGCCTTGACGCGACGCACAAGGTGCGGAAGCACCATGCCTACAGGCGCCGATGTGACGGTCACGTCCTCGCCCGTATCCTCATTTTCGGCGGGAATATAAACGATATCCCCGGTCGCGACCACCATGCAATAGCAGTATTCCTCGATATCCGTCGCATCGCTGGGCACGATCGGCGTCCCGCGCTGGCCATACCGGTACGGGGCATCCGCAAACTGTCTGAAGGGATCTCGGGCGGGATCGTACGGCATGGCTTATCTCCAGTTCCAGGCGGCTGCGCCGCCTTGCGGGTTGTCCACGAGCGGCGCAACGATCCCCGCCACGAAGCCGTATCGCCGAGTCAGGCTGGCGCCGTCCGAATATTCGATTTCTTCTTCGACGGGTCCGGCTCTGACTCGCTCGCGGCGCACCGCGTTGCCCCTGTCCGCGTCGGGGGACAACCGCGCCGAAAGCGCCCGCGCAGCGAGCTCACAGGACGCCCTGACAAGTTCCTCGGGCAGATCGGGCAACGGATATCCTGTGGCATCAAGTGCCCCGGTGCGAGGCCACAGAAGCCCCTGTGCCCACCCCCTGCGCACGCCAAGGTAATGCGTGCCGAACTCCGCATCGAGATAGCCGGCGGCCTCTGTCAGCGCGCCCTGCTTTTCGGCCTCGGTTGCCGCCGTCCACGTTGCAGCCAGCGCATCATGCGGTCGATCCGTCCAGTATGCATCCGCAGCCGCCACGCTCGCGTAGCTGACCG